TTTGTTGGAGAATTTTTGTGAAGTAGTTTAGAGGAGAATTGAATCTGGTCGCATCGTATTTCTTGAGTCCATATCTGAGGCAGTTTTCAATGCCATCATGAATCATTTCCTCTTTCCACAAATTTGTATATCCAACCCAATTTCTTCTGGTTGCAAATCTATGAGCCAGATCCCAGATGCATTTTCCAATGAAGTCATTTGCTCTGGGTTCTGGTTTGCCTTGTGATTCAGCCAACTTCACAGCTGCCTGAAATAGAATAATTTCCTGTTGTAATTTTTGATTATCTAGGTAGTTTGACAATTTAATCTCTAAAAGTCTCTTGACATCATTTTTGAGTTGTTGGTATAATAGTACTTGGAGACTTCGCTAACGCTCGTCTCCTGTCTACTCGCTTCGCTCGTAGCCATTAATTGATTGTATTACTACTAGGTATAAACAGTTGTCTTGAATCAATTACCTCTTTGAATATGACTAGATTACTGTTACCTACTATGCTGTTTCTCTCAGCTTCTAATGACTTCTCTAACAGATGAGTCACTCTGGTCATATCATGAACCTTGTTCTTCTCTACGATTTCCCTGTTAAATTCCACATAGGTTCTGTAGTATTTCTCAACAGTCTCTTCAACGGGAATTGATACCATTACGTGGTTCTTGCTGATAATTGCGTCTTCATTGGAGTAGAGATATTGGTTTAACAACATGCTGACTTGACCGGTCTCTTGATCCTTGTGTTCATCGATGATGAATGGTGATTCAAGAGTGAGTGTTGTCTTACCCTTTTTGCTAATCGTAGCGATGAGATGGTCGCCGTTGGTCAGCACCAGGTGGTGAATTGGCTTGGTAGTCATCTTAAATCCTTACGTTATGCTGTTTAAATTCGAATTGCTCCGCGATGTACATCTTGATACGTTCCACGAAATGTAGCAGCGTGTAGTTCTTCCATTTCTTGTAGGAAAGGTCGTCGGCAATATCGAACAGGGTACAATTGTTCTTCATGTCAGATTTTCTCAGGCCTCGTCCGATTGACTGCATCACGCGCACCCGTGACTTGCTGGGTGAAGCAAAGATAATGTTATTCAGGTTCGGTATGTTGACACCGGTTGAGAACGTTCCTGCCGAAGCAACAGTGATCGAGTTTTCATGAGAGTTGACAATCTTACGGATATCTTCGCGCTCATCGCCATCCACGCCTCCATGGACCGTGTAGACCGGTAAATCGGTCATAGTCTTGAGGCTTTCGTACAACGGTACGCCATGGTCTTGAACTCTTGAGAAGATGATCAGTGTATTCCCCTTGAGCGATAAAGCCAGTTTCTTGATGAACTCATTTCGCTTTTCATGAGCGAACAGAAAGGCAAGTTCATCCTGGTAGTTGCCACCCTTGACCGCCTTACACACTGCCTCATCGTACTTGAGCACGATGGCCTTAATCTTGAGCTTGGCGACGTCTCCTGAATCCATCAACGCCTTGGTGGTCGTGACCTGATGAACCTTACCGAACAAGCCGCGTAACACCATTTCATTGGTGAGCGAACCGTCAAGCGTGCCTGTTAGGCCGTATCTGTATTTAGTCTGAACCATCTTTTCCATGATGGAAGTCAAACAGTTGGCTTTAAACAGATGGCATTCGTCGCCTACGACCACATTGAACTTGTTGAACCATTCCTTCGGCAGCTTGTGAATGCTCTGCCAGGTGCTCACTACAATCAATCTGTTGGCGTTTTTATCAGCACCCGCCTTGATGATGTGAATGTCATTACCAATCTTGCCGGCAAGATCATAGTCAATGAAATCCGAACTCATCTGATTGACGAGGTTGACCGTCGGTACGATGATAAGCTTGTTGCCTTGAAAGTATTTCATCAGCATGAAGATGATGAAGGACTTGCCGGATGCGGTCGGTGACACAAACAAGCCACGGTTAGCCCGGATGGCTTGAATGAAGGCTCTGGCCTGATACTCTTTGGGTTTATATTTGGCATTTAAGGATTCAAAGAAATCCTTGGCTTCCGTAACAGAATACGCAGTTTCTGCTAGTTCTGGGTCAAGTTCTACAGTATAGTTCTCTTTCTGACAGCGCTCAACAATGTCCTGGACAAGACCAGCATAGATCTGACTTGTCTTGCGGTTGTAGAGTCTGATCTTACCATCCCAACCTGAGAACCGGTAGGCAGGCATAAACTTGTAACCAGGAACGGTGAAGGTAAACCATTCACTCATTTCCATGGATACAGCAGGGGAACAAAGAATCTTTACATAGACTTCATTGATTTTTTTAATTACAACAACTTCACTCACTTACTAATTCTCATTCTCCGTTAGAAAATCTGATAAAATCGATAGCACCACGGATCTGGAAAGAACGGTTCTTGACGGTGTCAAGAATGCTACGCACCAACTCGATTTTCTCTTCTTGAACGCCGAGTTTGAGGTTGAGATCGATGATGTCTTTGTCAGCGGCTAGATATGGTTCTAGATCCGGTTTGAGAATCTTGCCGCGTTCGGGAAGTACCCAGCCCTTTGCCTTGGTTTCTTCGGTAGGGCCAAGAAGGTAGAACTCTTGTTTCTCAAGCTTCAGCTGTGATGCCTTGGTCTTGAGTTTTTTTAGAATCAATTTTTCAGAAAGATAGATCTTGTAATACTTGTTATGCAGCTGAGGAATTTTCAGTGATTCAAACTGTAATTGGGTAACATCAATACGTGAATCTTCATCCCACAGCTTGAAGATTTCATCAATTTGCATCTGTTCTCCAAGCTAAAATCATATTATACATCAATACGTTATCTTGGTAAAACCGTAATATCGAATTTTTCATATTTAAACGTGACCTCGGTAGAGATCTCGGTCAATGAATTGTCAGTGGTATCGAAGTTGAAACCGCCCAGCGAAATGGGGAAGGCTTCGCGGAACAAGACTTCAAGATTGGCGTTCTTGAGGTTGGTCATGATCAGCACTGAAATGTCGGATTTGATACCGTCATTGCGGAACTTTTCCTTGTCCGCATCAGCAAGAGTTTTGTACTGGCTGTAATCATCAGGGTAGCCAAGTCCGTTGATCCAGTTGTAGATTTCCATATAGTTTCGGAAATCCTCATCAACCTTGAAGGTGAACGTCAGGTCGTCAAATTGAATGTGATCACCCGGAATAGGGATTTCAATGAATGGATTGTTGATCGATGTTGGTGGCAGTATAAAGCCAGGAATGTTTATCTGTTGTGTAAAAAATGTTACGGTCTTGAGCCTCTTGATGGCGATTTGAAAGCCATCAGGTTGCAACAAATTGGTATTTATTGGGGTACGATCTAGTGCTGTCAAGGAGAAACCTTTCCACGACCTTTAACAAAACCTTTCGGGCATTCATTTGTCATTTTTTGCTCCCATGTAATAGGATTGTGATACCAATTATATCCTTTGTTTTTTATTGACTTTCCTTTATTCTTGCCGTATTTGTCTTTACGTTGTTCTGATGTCAAACTTGTATAATGTTTAATTCTACTTTTTTTCATATTAGCTACATGAGAAATGGATCTTTTTTTACCGGTGTGCGATTTTCTTAATTTAGATTTATGTTGTTCGCTGAGTGGTCGACCTAGGATGCCTTTTCTACTCTTTTCAATCGATTCTTTAGTTCTGAATTTACAATAAAACTTACCATCGCCGTTGTGGAGATTGTAATAATTTGGATTGACTTTTGCGTTTACTTTTCTTAACAACGACGATTCTAATGAAATCATATCTTCATATGTTCCAATCGCAACTATAACACGTCGAAAATCCGAAGGTCTTTCTTTCATTTGTTCTTTTACTATTTTGCTTGAACAAATGTAACCATCGTTCACTGTTCCCTTATGTGACCCAATATAAAATTTTGAATGTTGAGTGTCTTCAATGAAGTATACATAACCAGTCATGCGGTGTTTTCCTGACAATTTTATTATCGTCAGGTATTTAGCAATTTTTTTCAAAACAGAGGAAAATAATGTCTTACGATCGTGCCGCTATTTTGGCAAAACTACAACAGCCCAACACGTCACAAACACCAGAAGTTCCACCAGATCAAAAATGTTGCACGGGTTGCTTTGACATCAAACCGCTTGACGCCTTCCCAAAGAATAAAGCCGGTAAAAATGGCTTGAACGCCCGCTGTAAGAGTTGTGTCAGTTTGTATGAGAAGAACAGACGGCTTGGCGCAAGGCAAGAAGGCTTTCGCCCGCGTTCAAACCTTACGCTCGCGACGGACACAAACTTTATCTCTCTGCTCATCGATTCTCTAAATCACGGAGAAACCATCATTTTTAAGAACAATGGCTTAGAATATACTGTCCGTAAGCGCTCATAATTTTATCACTTTACTCGCGAGCTGGTACAGGGTAGAACTTTCCTGTGAGAACCGATGTGCAGAACCTTGGTTTCTCCTAATTGCCTAGAGCATTCTTCCTGTAGCGAGCCCTTGGAGCCCTGACAAGCTCCAAGGGTTTACTTTTACGCAGTCAAGGTAAATAATTTCTCCGCGACTAATTTTTTTGGGAGAAAACCATGAATGCATTGGCACGGGTAGTTGAATCTACCAAATACGCAGCTGAGTATCCGCCTGTTGAAATCCTACAACGTCAAGAAGTTTTGCTCAAGGAACGCCGCGCGAAGTTGTTTGAGGTTGAGCGCGAAGCTGCTCAAGCGCTGGATAAAGAGATCTCAAACGTCATTCAATTGAAGGCGAAATCGACCAACGCCAACAAATACGCTGGTCTCTACCTTCCCATTGATATGAAGTGCCTTGAATGGCGCGATGAAGAAGGTCTACCGGTTCTAGCCTTGTTCGATATCAATTCTCCGCACAATTATATCCAGATCGTATCGGAAGATGGCAAACATAAGTCCATTCATCAATGGCCTGATCTCCCACCCGATTTGGACAAATATACTGACGTTAGAACAATGCTGATCGCCCGCGCCAATAAGCGGTCAAAGGAAACGCTGTTCCGATATCCTTCAAAGGTGAAGAGCAGCATTACCGCACAATTCCAAGGCATGATTCCGGAAGCCA